ACGAATGTTAAGATTAAGCTGCTCACCAGCAGTCGTTGCAGCAGCAGTCACAGCCTTGCCAAACTCATCGGCAACAGACTTGGGACAACTGTACTGCAACTCGTCATGGATATAAGCCAGCTGATTGGCGCGTAGGCGCACCGCTGACTTGCTAGCCTCAACCATCCAGTACTTCGATACGATGGCTCCTGAGCCTTGCAGGAGGGTATTGAGGGCAGCGTGTTCGCTACGGACGGGTACGCTTCTACCATCGGGTAGTCGTACCTTGCCTGTCTTGATTGTCTCAAAGCGTACAGCATCCTGTACTTTAGCAAGTGCAGGGATTTCTTTTTGGAAACGCTCACGCAACTTACGAGCAGCATCAACAGAGCAGTCGCATACCATAGCAATCTTCTTATCGCCAGCACCATAAAGGTAAGCGTAGATGAATGACTTGGCAAGCGAACGACTAGACAAACCAGCAGCGTGTTGATTGTGTGTATGAATGTCACCAGTAAGCAGCACCTTAGCATACTCACCGTTGTCATACTTAGCCATGAAGTGAGCAAGCATACGCAACTCAAGACCTGACAAGTCAGCACCAACTAAAGACTCACCAGCATTTGCAACCCATAGTTCTCTTGCACGGTGGTCGCCACTTACCTGAGCAATGTTAGGTTGGCTGTGTGTGCAACGACCTGTAGCAGCACCTTGTGCATTGATGCCACCGTGGATACGATGATCTCTGCTAGATGTTACACGGGTGTTCCAGTCTTCAACCATACCCATAAGCTTGACTGTGTTAAAGTACTCAGTCAACTTCTTTGCTTCGGGATAGTCAAGAGTAGCAAGCACTGCTTCATCTACCTTGGGATTTCCCTTGTCAGTTAGTGGTGGTTCCCATCCATACTTCTCATTTAAGCGGGATGCAATTTGCTGTCGGCTACCGGGATTAAAGATCTCAATCTTATCCTTCAGTCTTTTACCTGTCTTTTCTGAATGACGAATGATGATCTTGTTAGGAAAGATCTCACGCATTTCATCTTCAATACCAAGCTTCTCAAGCATAAGCTTTTGATACAGCTTGTCTCCTGCATCACTGTCATAATTAAATCCATGCTCTACTTGCTCCATTAGAACTTCAGATACACTGCTCTCAAAGCGAACTAGTTCTTTGTTCTTTGTAATGAATTGTTTCTGGGCTTGATAGATAGCCATGCCTAGTCTGACATCTTGTAAGCAGTAAGTACCCATCTCATCTGAGTACTGGCTCCATCCACCCTTGTAATCTATCTTGGGATACTTAAGATACTTACCCCAAGATTCCAGAGAGTTATCACCTAGTGGGTGATTGTTAATGTCTGGATGCATTAACTTGCTGATAACGAGCGTATCAACAATGCACTTCGGTCGCGCCATCCCATGCAGTCTACGCATCACGGGAAAATCGTAGCCCCAGATATTGTGTCCGATAATCACGGGCATCTCACTAAGGTACTTGACCAGATCTTTCATCTGGTGTTCTAACCAAAGGATAGGATCTTCGTCATTGACCTTAGTAGCGGCACACAGAATTCTAGTAACCTCTGCATAAGGCTTACCCTTACTATCAAGGATTAGTTCACCAAGTCCGTTACCTTCAATGTCAAGGACGCATACTTTCATTTAGTTCTCCTCTGGGTCAAAGACAAGAGAGCCATCCTCTGCCATAGCAAAGCCGATCTCTTTCAAACGACCCGTAGTGTGGTCATAAAATAGTGTTGCTGCAATACCAGCCCTACCTGTCAGGCGATTCTTGAGAACACGAACAATTGTAGTATTGGCAATCTTGTGGTCTGTGTTCTGACGATCACGCTCAAGAGCAATAACTGTGTTAGGCACACTAGCCAAAGCACCGGAGCCACGCAGATCTTGCAAAGTAATTCGATCACCTTCTTCATAAGCCTTCTCTGATTTCTTGAGCTGCGATACAATATCAATATGCACACCAGTACGAACAGCCAATGCTCTTAGTTCTTTCATAAGCGTATCAATAATGATTCGTTCAGAACCACCACCCTCAACATCTTTGTCAGACATGCTCATAAGACCAGCGGCTGCTGCCGTGATATGATCTAAGACAATGACCTGAACACCAAGAGACACAGCCATAAACTCCATACGAGCAAGCAGATTCTGCATGGCATTGTTGCCAAGGTGATCATAGATATAGAAGCTAGTCTCGCTTAGCTTACGCTTAGCAGTGTAGTACTCTTCATCTGTAAGATCATCAATCATCTGCATGTTGATAGGATTCTTACCCATCTGTACCCGTAGCTCATTCATCATACGACAAGCACGGATAGCACGGACAGGCTTGTTAAGCATAAGGCTAATCATGTCATCCATTGTCTCCTGCGGAGACTCCTCAAGCATGATACAACCTACGCTGCGACCTTCTGTAAGATGGTGCATCATAAGTTCACGGAGGATAGTGGACTTACCTGAGCCAGTACCAGATGCCCATAGACTAATCTCTCCACCACGCTGACCAATCAGGAACTCTGATAGACCATCGTATGGGAAGGGATATACCTTACTGTTTGTCATAGTCTCTGATGCATCTACAATCTTAGAGATATGTAGGATCTCATCTGGAGAATACTGGTGGGCTTCCCAGATAGCAGACACAAGCTGCTTAGTCTGAGCATTGACAAGACACTCATTGGCATCCTTGTAAGGAAGCTTAGCAATCTTGCACTTGCCCGGTGGTAGTAGTTCGGCAACCTCATTGGCTGCTTTGATACCCGGCTCATCCATGTCAAAGCACAGAACAACTTCTGCATAAGAGTTAACAAACTCTAGGTTATCACGGATAGATTTAGCTGCTGACTGCGCTCCATTTGGGATGGAGACTACAGGCCAAGTACCACCAAGAACTTGATTGACAGTCATGCAATCAATCTCACCCTCAGTAATCACAAGTCGCTTGCCACCATTCTTCCATAGGTTCTGACCATAAAGCTCAGCACTCTTGGCTGATCCCTTCCAAGCAAACTGCTTGTTAGGACCACGAAGATGTTGACCAATCAACTCACCATTGGTATAGTAGTTAGCAATCTGAACTTCCTTGCCATTGACCTTAGCTACCTGATAGCCATAGAGTCGGCAAGTCTTTTCCGTAATACCGCGATCTTCAAGATCAATGTAAGAACCAGTGAGAGTCTTAAACTCTTTAGGTTGTAGCGTAACAGTCTCATCGGTCATCTCTTTTCCTTTTGTATTACGGTGATAACTACACTTGAAACAATACACATGGTCATCATAGACCGCGAGATTGTCTCCACTGCGGTCTTCACCATTAGCCGCGCAGCGTGGACATTCTGTTTTCTTTTGAAATAAGCTCATTCATTTTTACCTCACCACATAACATTATTATTACTTACTTTAATAACACGAACAATCTTTAGCAAGAGTTCGCGTGGCATGCTAAATGAAACAACAGTCTCTTCGTTAACACCACGCAGACCACCACGATCTTCAGGCGTTTCATTAATAACAAAGTGAGCACTGTCTGAGTTCTTATCAAACTCAATCCTCATATAATGATTCTTTGATGGTACAATATCTCCACCAACAACGATCATTGGACCAGTACCAACTGGGAAGTTCATCTGCAACCACTCATCACTAAGAACATTATCATTAAACATTATTCGTCTTTGCCTTTTCCCCAACCTAATTCGATTGGATAAGAGTTTGTGTAGGATTTAAAAGCAGCTGCAATATTATTCTTTAAATCGTCACGCTGCTCAACCAGTTTATTATACTTTGCTTGAGTTGAAGTACCATCTGTTTCAATACGACCAACCTTATAACTAAGTGCCGCAAGATCATAGACCATCTCTTCAAGTTCGCTTAGTGTCTTTGTCTTCATTGTCTTTTAGTTTCTTTAAAGCTTTATCGAATTTCTTGTTGATACGATCAAGAGATCTGAAGATAGCATCATAGTTTTCTTCGTATTTCTTACGATCAACTGGACGATATTTACTTCCTTTGCCGTTCATAGTTTTTTATCCTTTGTAAAAAGAATTAAGTAATCCCATCCTCTAGCTTTGGCTGCATCAGCAACCGATAACTTACCGTGGATTGCATCATATGCAACTAATTCTTTACGGGCTTGATCTCTTTGTAACTTAATATATTCCAATTCTTTTTCATGGTCTGTCATTTATAATTAATCCTTCTTCATTAGAATAAATTATTCGATCAAATACATGGGAACACCAAGGCATGCAAAACTTGCACGGCCTAGCCATTCCCAATCTACCTGTCTTACTAAACCTAAAGTTATAAAGAACCATCTTATCATGTGGTGTCTTTATCTTTCGGAAGGCATCCAACTCAGAGTGAAGATATGGGTACATGTATCCATACTCAGCAGTCTTAGGATGA